TGTACGCTAGGCGCTGCCGAGTTCATTTCGTCTAGGAACAATACAATGTTGTCATACTGTGCCGCAAATTCTTCGCTTGGAAGTTCGCTAGGCGCACCCCAAACCATTGTACCTGAGTTGCTGTCGAAGTATGGAATACCTTTAATGTCTGTAGGTTCCCAAAGCGACAAGCGGATGTCAATCAAATGTGAATTAGAAAAGCTATCGCTAATCTGTTTTACAATGTCGGACTTGCCAATACCTGGAGGTCCCCAAAGAAAGATCGGACGCTTCTTTTTTAGAGCATGTGTAATGCTTGTTTTTGCATTGTTTGGCGAAACAGTACGAGTTGAGATATCCATGTGTATTACCCTCTTTGTTGGATCAGTGCTTATTTCTTACTATGTATATATAATAACATATCTACAGAAAATGTCAACCTCTTTTTTTGAGTTTTATAGAAAAACTTCCTGGGTTTTTAAGATTTTGAACACAGTCTCGGATATTCGGATGATTAGATGCCCAAACTGCAACTTCACGCATCATTGCACCTTGTCCAGTTATAACATGAACTTTTTTAGCACCGTTAAGATATGCTTCTGTTATTGCTTGATTAAAGTGCTGCCATGCATTGTGTATGTGCAGTCCGTGTAGATCAATCCTCATCCTCGTTCTGTCTTTTCATTGCTTTGGTTAGTCCGTACTTTCGAATGTCTCCAGAGAACAAATGCAGTTCGAGCGCCTTCTTTTCGTCCGTTACTGTAATTCCTTTACGACCCATATAGTATGGACAGTTAATAAACTTATCTAAAAAAATTACAGTTTGGGTAGTCATTTCAAAGTCGACTGGATATGGTACATCATAAGTAGAAAGTTGTAGCTCTTCCATAACAAATTGAAGTCCTTCATCAGTAAGGCGTAACCCACCTGATTCTTTAGTGCGAGTGTTCTGCCACCATCGAGGAGTATACTCTTTAAGAGTCACTTCATTTACTGATTTACCAGCATGTTTAAGGAAAATCTTAGTGTAAGTTTCTTTCCAGTTCATTAGTCTAACAACACTGTGTCGCCTTGAGTTAACATTACAACTGAAAAATGTTCACATGCAAAAGTACTATTTAATTTTTTTGCAAGGTTAATGGCATGTCCTGGGTTGGAGAAACTTACTTTTTTATATTTAGGCCCAGGATAATTTGTGGTTATATTAGATGATTTAAGATTAAACGGTTTCCCGTTATAAAAAACAGCCCAAATTGCTTCTGCTGCTAATACTTGTTCAGATCTATATGTTTTTCTATCTATATTTTCTAATAAGATTGTTGGCTTTGGCCTGCTCATAATACGTAATCCTTTAATTAACTACGTATATATTTATCTTTTTTTTTGAATTAACTACGCAGTTTTAAAGTTAATATTAAATGAAATACTAACGCGATCAGAGGTTGTTTCGTTTGTTGCTACACCGTGTTCTAACCACCCTGGAAATAATAACAATAGTCCTTCCTCAGGAACTACTTCTATCGCCTTATGGTAATTACGAAAGCAATATGAGTTTTTCATAGTCTTTGTTGGTGTTTCGAAAAATATATTTCCGTCTTTACCGTTTGTCTTGAGGTAATATACTCCAGAGATATCAGCATCACCGTGACTGTGTACTACTGCATATGACTTAGGTTCATTTAACGCTACCCAAGAGTTTGTAATAGAGTAATTAAATGGACGTTTACCTTTGCCGAAGTCTAACCCCAAGTCACTAAAGTAATACTTTAAGTGGTAATCAATTACTCTTTTAAATGCAAGTGTATTGTATTCTTCTATAAAATTAGAAGCAAACTCTGTGTCGCTAAGTTTATGTGATGATGATTTAGAATTGTGTCGAAATACATCTTTTGAATACAAATCATCATAAGCTACAGTAAGCTCACTTTGAATACTTTCTAATACCTCACCATCGATCTGGGCTGCGTACAATGGAGTTCCAAAGTGATGATCTACACCAGAATGAAATACATTAGATAACTCCATTACCAGCCCGAACCTCCGTCTAATTTAACTTCAATTACTTCGTTCTCGCTTGATGCTTGCTTAACTAGCAGGGCCTCTAAATCGCCGTTTAAGCGTGTCATTACTTCGCCTAAGGTAAAGGCTAACCGTTTAGCATTTTGTATGTCTAGCTTAACTTCTCTTGCTTTACTAGCATCTGCACCTTTTACTTGTTGAATAAACTGCTGTATGGGCGCAGTGTTAATTGGTTCACTTGTTGACATTGCTTAGTTCCTGTCTCATTTCAAGTTCCAATTTAAACGGGCCTTTATAGTTATAACGCTCTAATGTAATTAGTTTTGGACAAAAACTTTTAACCCAACCCTTTTCAAATTCAATAATATAAAACCCTGCTGCATATAAACTTTTAGATTTTGCACTTTTAGTAAACAATGGCAGCTTGCGTCTTACATCAAACATTGAGTTATGTGGGACACAACTACTAGGATAACCGTGTACTTCTTTAACTACAGTTTCTGTAATCTCTAATTTTTCCCAAATAGGTTCTTCACCTAATTTACTTTTTAATTGCTTCTTATTAAAAAATTTAGTACCTTCAGCATCACTTAACATATACTGATCTTCAGTCAGTGACAGTGTACCTACTCGTGTACCGGAGTTTTCTACGATCCAAAACTTACCGTTAAGAACTTCTTTTGCTGTAATTTTATTCTTCATAAATAATTCCTTATATTTTTAATTTTGTTAGTGCCAACTTGTTAACATCACCTCTGACAAAGCTGTTGAACGACAAAGAGATGCGCGGAGTCTTTCCTCTGTACGGATCTACTAAGTGTTCTACACCAGACGGAAATAACAGTGCTGTTCCAGGCAATGGAGGGAGACTCCAACTTTTACTATTAAAGATATTAGGTTCGACTACTTCAAATTCTAATTGTTCGTACTTACTAGTAATAAGTGTAATCTCACCACCTTGATCAATATCGTTCTGTAAAAACACCACTGCTGACACAATTGAATTAGGGTGCCAATGTCTGTGATGCACTTGACCTTCTTCAGTTTTGTTAAACCAAGACTCTGTAATGTAAATTTCTACGTCAGGACTAACACTCATAACTTTATAAAAGTATTCGTTAAGTGCCGTTTGACACTGTTCTCTAAGACTAGCAAACTCTTCTAAGTCTAATACATTTTGACTAGAACTAATACTGTTAGTATAGTTATTGCCCCAGTTAATATTGCTCAAATTTACTTCGGCCATATCTAACTGTAAATGCATCACTGGACTTGAAAATAATGGGTATACTTCGATGTTCTTCATTTAGGGTATCTCGCTTGTAACGGTGTTGCATAAGACTGCGCTTGATCTGCAATACGTTGCATATCCCATTTAGCACAGAACTTCATAAGACGCATACCAACCTGTGTAATGTTCTTAGGCTCTACTTCTGCAATAGTACTATTAATTATCTCTCTAATTTCTGCAGGTTGTGCAGTCAAGTCGCATAGTACAACATTACGATTGTAATCATCAAGTACGCGGTGCTCTACGCCTTCGTGATCAGTCCAACGCTGTAGCATCATATTATTCCAGTTAAAGCCTTTTGTGTGCTTGTCCTCGTATGCTTCAATAAGACCAACTTTGTTCTTAGTGCCTTTCTTACGTACACCTGGATACGCACTAAACACGTTATCACTAGTATCGCCACGCATACACTTTTCAAACAACATAAAGTCAGGTTGCGGCGCAGGCTTAGCCTCTTGCGTCTTCTTATCAATAATAGGCTCACGCTTCTTATCGTCAAAGTAACCTTCGTGTGTAATAATAGTGTTACTAACACCGTTGTATTGTTTTACATTAGGCGCAATAAGTTGTGCAAAGTCACCGTCTGTACTAATAATAACATGATTGTCATTAGGGTGTGCTTGCACCCAACCTGCAATCAAATCATCAGCTTCTAGTTGCTTGTGTTGCATAACAGTGCAGTTAGTCTTTTCTGTGACAAAGTTCTTAAACTCGTCAAAGATTTCCCAAAACACTTTATCTTCTTCACTCTCAGTGACAGTCATCTTGTCACGAGTTACTTGCCTATTACGCTTGTAAGGCTCATAAAAGTCTTTACGCCAGCTACGTCCTTCTAAACAAAATACAATATGATCTGCATCAAAGTCGGTCCATGCTTTCTTAACACTGTTAAGAGTAATGTGCATTGCCATACCTACCTTCGTGTCGATATCGCCACGTACTACGTGACGAGCTCTAAAGAAAGTATTAGCAGTGTCTACTAGAATATAAGTTGCCATTAGTTTGCCTTTGTGTAATTTATAATACTATTATAACACCAGATCTGACTTGTGTCAATCATCAACTTACTTCACTCTTGTCTTTAGAAATTGGCACAACGTTAATATATCCTGCACCTCTGTCAGTGCTTTCGCCTTCTTCTTCTAACATCTGCATTACAATAGTACGGAACCATGCATCAACAATTTCTTCATTTGACTCGCCTGAATACCCAGCGTCTAATAGTTGCTCAATAAATTCATTGTTCCAGTCGAGCTCAAAGAAACCGTTCTTAATATTGTCAGGATTTACCTGTGTGTCAATAACAGCTACCCACGGCTCGCCTTTTTTAGTGGCAGCTTCTTTTTCAACATCTAATGCATTACGTCTTGTTTCTTCAGCAGTCTTTTCGCCTTCTACTGCTTTTTTATCTCTTACGAGTTTATTCCACCATCCCATTATAGCAATCCTTTTTTTCTTAATCGTTCATCTAAGTCTTCG